CGGATGGCGATGACGGTGGTGGCGGACCCGACCCTGGACCCGTCGGCGGACTCGGTCACGGTGGTCCGGTGGATCGTCGGCAAGGTCGATGACGTTGCGCTGGCGATGGAGCGGAAATGGGGCCGAGGGGTGCTGCCAGGAATTGCTGGAGCGTTGCTGGCGGCAAAGTTCGAATCGCAGGCCGCGAAGTTTGATACCGCCGTGGAGAGCGGTGTGGCGTCCGAGGTCGTCAAGCATGGCGAGGCCATGATCAGGGCATGGGCCGCAGTCGAGGCAGCAGCAGAGGGATTGGGGAAACGCCCCAGGCCCGTGACGGCCTTCACTGCCAAGCTGCCTTGTGGCGGAACACTCCACATCGTGGAAAGCGACGAGGACACCGCCAAGGTGGTTGAGCGCGGTGCCGTGGTCATGACCGTACAAGAGGTCGCCAACCTTCTCAGTCGAGATGAACTCGGACGGCTCGTGGTTGGCGTGAAGAAGGTTTTTGATGCCGATGTCGTTAAGCCGCCAGCGGACTTCGACACTGGCGATGATATCCCGTTTTGAGAGGGTGACATGAGAATCATTGGAATTGATCCGGGATTGTCCGGTGCCGTGGCGATCCTCGATGTCGAGCTTGGTGCGCTCGTCGTGGAAGACATGCCGACGTTCTCGCTGGTCCGAAACAGCAAGACCAAGCGAGAGGTTAATGCGGTCGAGCTGGCGAGGATCGTGGATGCCGCCCAAGCTGATTACGCGGTGGTCGAAGCGGTGTCGTCCATGCCAGGGCAAGGGGTATCGTCCGTATTCGCGTTTGGGAAGGGCTATGGCGTTGTTTTGGGCGTGGTGGGGGCAAACTACCTAAAATTGGTTTCCCCGTCTCCAGCCCTCTGGAAACGCGTTCTAGGGCTATCTGGGAAGGGTAAGGATGCGTCACGGGCGATGGCGACCAATTTGTTCCCCCATCACGCCGGAATTTTCGCCCGCGTCAAAGATGATGGAAGAGCAGAAGCAACCCTTCTCGCCGTCTATGGTGCCAGGGTGATCGAGAAGGAAGCAGCCCAATGAACCGAGATGATATTCTTGAAGCCGCAGCTCAATGCGTGTCAGTCGATAGAGCCGCCACATACGGTGACGCAGAGGTGAACTTCCAGATCATTGCCGATCTGTGGTCGGCCTATCTCCGTAAGCCCGTCAACCCGGTTGACGTGGGGAATATGCTGGCGCTGTTCAAGATTGCCCGCGCCAAGGCTAATCCATCCCACCATGATTCATTCGTCGATGGTTGCGGGTACCTAGCCCTCGCCGGGGAAATAGCAGCGAATAGCAAAAGCTGAAGGGGTAGGGGGTGATTCCCAAGGCGGAAACTGCCGTCACCGCACCTAAGCCGGTCAAGGCGGAAAAGGCAAAGCCCGTCAAGGCGTCCAAGCCGGAACAGCCCAAAAAGGGTTGCTGGCAAGTGGACGGCACAGAGGGCAGCAGGATCGTCCACTACACCACCAAAGCCGTGAAAGGGCTGTTCGGCGGCAAGCCGTGCACTCTGTCGGACGAAACATGGCGCTATTTGGCCAGGCCATTGAATCGCGGACCCATAAATCCCGCTGGTGGTCTGTGCCAACCGGGAAGGGATTTGGCCGATTATTATCGGTCAATCGGCCATAGACCGGCCCTAGCCAGCGTCAAGGGATGTTGGGATCGGACTTTGCTGGCAATGGCTCTCGATCCTCAAGGGGAGGAAATAGATCATGACGAGGCGCAATGATTTCCGCATCGGCATCATGGGGAACAAACTCCCAGACGGATCTATCAGACTGACCTTCGCTGGCTGGGAAAGGCAGACACTGGCTGACGGTGCCATTGTCGGCGCGTCTTCTATCCGATGCGACAAGGTTTTTCCCGATGTGGCTTCCCTTCTGGAATGGGTGGAAAGCAAGGCTCGCGCCATGAGCGGAGCCAATGAGATGGGGAGGTAAGCAGCATGAAATATTGGATCGGCTATGAGGTGAGGATTTACCCCAAGAATGGCGGAAATTCGCGCTCTCTGGGATATCGTGTAATCCGCTATCACCGCGCAAAGCGCGTGGTTGCGTGGCTGAAAAAGCGCGGGGTTGATGCCGTATATCTCGCAATGGGAAAGGTGCAGGCATGAGCCCCGAAGAATTGACGGCGGCCATAGCCAGCACGCTCGGCAAGCGTCAAGGATCGGAGTTTTGCCGCCGTCTCGGCATCAATCGGTCCACACTTCACCGATGGCAGTCCGGCGAAATTCCCATACCGAAATGGGTGGAAATCGTCCTTAAAACCCGTGAAACACTTTCCCCCTAAATCCCCCTCAGGGGGAAAAAGGGGAAAAGGGGAAAATCGGCAAAAGCTCCCCCTCTTTTCCCCCTCCTGAACCCTATATATATTACGTAGTAATATATAGGGGAAAGGGGGGGGGGCAGGGCATTTTCAGGGGGAATGATGTGTGAAACATCAACCTCTCGCGCTGACCCCCATCCAGTCGTTAGGCGTCACCCGACCATCAGTGAGCTTCAGAATCTCGATCTGGTATCGCCAGTCCGGGATTCGCTCACCGCGCTCCCATCGACTCACTGAAATGGATATTACGCCCAAAGCCCTAGCCACGTCGGCCTGCGTCATGCGCTTCAGTCGCCGCCAGTCCACTAATTGCATTTCAAGCCCCCATGAGATACCATAGGCGGATTATATCCGTAGCGGATTACATGCGCCATGGGCAGGAAATCGACATATACCCCCGAAATCGCCGAAGAAATCTGTCGCCGCCTAGCACATGGCGAAAGCCTCGCTGGCATCTGCCGAGATAGCCATATGCCCCCGCCGTCTACGGTGCGAAAGTGGGCGGTAGAGGACGTGAGTGGCTTTGGTGCCCGCTACGCTCGCGCCCGGCAGGATCAGGCCAATCATCTCGCTGAATCCATTATAGAAATCGCTGATAATGCCACGGACGCCAACCTGGCGCGGCTCCAGATTGACGCTCGCCGCTGGTACGCTGCCAAGGTCGCGCCAAAGGCTTGGGGTGATAATATGCAAGTCAGCGTCACTCATACCCTCGATCTGACCACAGCCATCACCGAAGCGCGCCAGCGGCTCAAGCGGCTGGAGAATGGGCCGATCATTGACGCGATACCCTCAAATCCTGGGGATAGCGTCCTAATCCAGCAATCGACATGCGATAGTGTTGCTGACTAGGCAACCATTGGATAAAAGCCAAGCGATATCAATAGCTTGGCCGATGCGACTAGTCGCCATAATGCACATTATGCGATCTACCTTTACGTGTATGGCACACAACCAGACCAATAAACTGCCATCGTAGTTGTCCCCCATCGCTGACCCGAAGGGGGGGGGTGGGGGTGGGGGCACCCCGCCGATCGAGGGCCGCGCAGTCTTCTACCGGAGCCTTCACCCCCAGATTTTATAATTTTTGAAACCGCACACGAACATATGCAACTTGCATATATAAGGAGTTCCCATGGCATCGAAGTCGCCTTATTCGGGTTCGGACGATCAGAAGCTTCTGGTTGACGTATTGGCGTTGGTTGACGATCCGCTGGCATTTGTGATGTTTGCGTTTCCGTGGGGGAAAGAGAACACGCCGTTGGCGCATGTTTCTGGACCGAGGACGTGGCAGCGTCGGGTATTGGGTGAGATACGGGATCACATTTCGGAGAATCATTTGCGGGCTGGTCGTGGCGAGCCTCCTGAGATGTTTCGTCTGGCGGTAAGTTCTGGTCGAGGGATTGGGAAGTCGGCGTTGGTTTCGTGGTTGATTTTGTGGGGGTTGAGCACGCGGTTGGGCTCGACGTCGATTGTGAGTGCGAACACGGAAGCGCAGTTGAAGTCGGTGACGTGGGGTGAGTTAGGGAAGTGGCTGACGATGGCGGTGAATTCGCATTGGTTTGAGTTGAACAGCATGAGGCTGTCGCCGGCTGGGTGGTTGGTTGAGGCGGTGAAGTCTCAGCTGAAGATTGATGACACGTACTGGTATGCGGAGGCGAAGCTTTGGAAGGAGGAGAACCCGGACGGCTATGCTGGTGTTCACAATCCGCTGGGGCTGAGTTTGTTCTTTGACGAGGCTTCGGGCATCCCGGCGGGGATATGGGGTGTTGCTGAGGGGTTCTTCACGGAACCGTTCCCGCATCGGTTCCAGTATGCGTTTAGCAACCCTCGCCGGAACACGGGGGCGTTCTTTGAGTGCTTTCACCGGCACCGTGATTTCTGGCGGACGTTGACGGTTGACAGCCGGGAGGTTGATGGGACGGATCCGAAGGTGTATGCGAGGATCATTGAGCAGCACGGGGAGGATTCGGACGCGGCTCGGGTTGAGGTGATGGGGAGGTTTCCGCGTCAGGGTGACCAGCAGTTCAACAGCCGTGAGGTTGTGGCGGCGGCGAGGAAGCGGACGGTCGAGATTGATCCTGGTGCGCCTCTGCTGATGGGTGTCGATGTGGCGAGGTATGGGAGTGACAAGAGCGTGATCTGCTGGCGCCAAGGGAGGGATGCTCGAGTGAATGTTCCGCCGTGGCAAGAGTTCAAGGGGATGGACACGATGCAGTTGGCGGCTCGGGTTGCGGAGGCCGCGGAGAAATACCGGCCTGATGGGATATTTGTGGATGGTGGTGGTGTGGGCGGGGGCGTGGTGGATCGTCTGAAGGCGATGAAGTTCCGGGTTCACGAGGTTCAGTTTGGTTCGGCTGCGGATGACCGGACGGCGTATTCGAACAAGCGGACGGAGTTGTGGGCGAAGATGCGGGAGTGGTTGTTGGTTGGGTGCATTCCTGACCGGCAGGAGTTGGAGGATGATTTGCTAGGGCCGGAGTACTATTTGCGCGAGCCTGCGTCGGTGATGCAGTTGGAGCCGAAGGATTCGATGAAGAAGCGCGGGCTTGCATCGCCGGATTATGCGGATGCGCTGGCGAATACGTTTGCGATGGTGGTTGCGCGGAATGATGTGGCGGTTGGTCGGCGTGGTCGGAGTCGTGTTGCTGCGGGTGTGGACTATTCGGTTCTTGGGTGATATTGTCCGTGTTGGGTTGCATCATGGGGTAATTGCCATGGGTGGGTTCTTTTCTTCTCCGGCCGCGCCGTCAGTTCCTCCGCCGCCTCCGCCTCCGCAGATTTCGGACAAGGAGGTTGAGGACGCGGCTTCTCGGGAGCGGAAGATGCGGGCTGGGCAGTCTGGGCGGTCTTCGACCATCTTGACGGGCGGTGAGGGGGTTGAGGAAGACCCGACGAAGCAGGCGACAAAAACGCTGTTGGGTCTGTGACATGGAAGACCGGAATTCCGAGAAGGCGCGAGAGGTCATCAAGCGGCACGAGATGCTGGCTGGCGACCGGGTGAATTGGGAATCGCACTGGCAAGAGATTGCCGAGCGGGTTCTGCCGCGCATGTCTCGGGAGTTCCAGAGCCTGGGCGTGCGGACGCCTGGGGAGAAGCGCACGGAGTTGATGTTCGACTCGACGGCGGCGCTCGGGCTGGAGCGGTTTTCGTCGGTGTTGGATTCGATGATCACTCCGCAGGGGAGCAAGTGGCACCGGCTGCGTGCGAGCGTCCCGGCGTTGAACAAATCGCCTCGGGTGCTGCGGTATTTCGACGAGGTGACGGACATCCTGTTCCGGTATCGGTATGCGCCTCGGGCGAATTTCGTTTCTCAGAACCTGGAGAACTGGCTTTCGCTGGGTGCGTTCGGGACTGGTGGGGTGTTCGTTGACCGGCTTGCGGGCGGCGGGTTGCGCTACAAGGCGATCAACCTTGCGGAGTGGTTCTTCCTGGAGAATCACCAAGGGCAGATTGACACGGCACATCGTAAGTTCCGCATGACTGCCAGGCAAGTAATGCAGAAGTTTACGAAAGACTCAGACAATATACCGGAGCGGGTCGCAAGACTAGCTGTGGACAGGCCGGAAGATGAGGTTGAGTTTATCCACTGCGTGAAGCCGCGCTCGGACCTTGACCCGACCCGGATGGATTACCGGGGGATGGCGTACACGTCGTACTATGTCTGCCTTGAGGGGCCGACGATGGTTCGCGAGGAGGGCTATTCGACTTTCCCGGTTCCTGTGTCGCGGTATGTGACGGCTCCTGGGGAAGTGTATGGCCGGTCTCCGGCGATGATGGTTCTGCCGAACATCAAGGTTCTGAACGAGCAGAAGAAGACCGCGCTGAAGGTCGGGCATCGTTTGGCGGACCCGATCATCCTGGCACATGACGATGGCGTGCTGGACATGTTCTCGCTGACGCCGGGGACACAGGTTCCGGGCGGCATTGATGCCCAAGGGCGCAAGCTTGTGGCGTCTCTGGACATGCCCAACGGGCAATTGCCTGCGTTGGACAAGATGATGGAACAGGAAAGGATGGTCATCAACGATGCCTTCCTGGTGTCGCTGTTCCAGATTCTTGTGCAGACGCCTTCCATGACCGCCACCGAGGTGCTTGAGCGGACGCGGGAGAAGGGGATGCTGCTGGCTCCGACCATGGGACGGCAGCAGAGTGAATATCTCGGGCCGCTGATCGAGCGTGAGCTTGATGTGCTGGCGCGGGATGGGTTGCTGCCGCAGATGCCGCAAGAGCTTGTCGAGGCGGCGGGCGATTACACGGTGCAGTACGATTCGCCGCTGTCGCGGACCATGCGGAGCGAGGAAGCCTCCGGCTTCATGCGCTGGCTGGAAACCTCGCTGAACGTGGCGGCGCAGACCCAAGACCCGTCCGCGTTGGACTGGGTTGACTTCGATACGGCCCAGCCTGAGTTGGCCGATATCCTGGCTGTCCCGAACCGCTGGGTGGCGACTTCGGAACAGGTTGCGGAGAAGCGTCAGGGTCGCCAGCAGGCAGGCCAGACGCAGCAGCTTATCCAGAGCTTGCCGGGTATCGCCGCGATGGCGAAGGCCGGCGTTGGTGGAGCGCCCGCTTGAACCTGATCGACAAGCTTCGGATGGTAATCGGCCGCAAGGCGTCGTATTACCGGGCCGTGTTCAGCCCTGAGACGGTGGCGGGTTCGGCTGTCCTGGCTGACCTTGCCGAGTTCTGCCGTGCCCATGACCCGACGTTCCACCCTGACCCAAGGGTGGAGGGCGTGCTTCAGGGGCGGCGCGAGGTGTGGCTGCGGATTCAGAATTACGCTGGCTTGCAGACTGACGATCTTGTGGCGATCCGGCTGGCGACGCTTGAGGCAAAAAGAAACCCCGAATGAGTGGCGCATCCGGGGTTTCACGGGCGCTCTAGGCGCTCGGGCTCGGGAGGAGTGAGCGGGTTGATTCTGGTTCATCATGGAAGGGAAGTCAATGGATGTTGAAAACGGGTCCGCTGTTGGTGCGGGCAACCCGGCAGGCGATAGCGCCGCTGCCGGTGGTGTTTCGTCGGCTCCGTCCGCTCCGTTCTACGAGAGCTTCAAGAGCCCTGACCTGAAGGCATGGGCGGCAAACAAGGGTTTCGAGAACCCGGAAGTTGCCATGAGCAGCTACCTGAACCTTGAGAAGTTGATGGGCCATGACCGGGCTGGCCGGACTGTGGTTGTCCCCGGCGACGACGCCACACCGGAGGAACGCGCCGCGTTCATGGCGAAGCTTGGCCGTCCCGACAAGCCTGATGGCTATGAGATGCCCAAGGATGGCGACCCTGACTTTTCGGCCTGGGCCAAGAACGTGTTCCACGAGATTGGCTTGCCCGCAAAGCAGGCGAAGGCGCTGGTCGAGAAGTGGGGCGAATACATGGGTCAGCGTGGCGACGCCATGAAGCAGGAAGGCCAAGGGCGTATCTCGGCTGAGACTGACCGGCTGCGGAAGGAATGGGGCGCGGCGTTTGACGACAAGGTGAAGATCGTTGACAGGGCAGCATCTCAGTTCGGTCTGGACGCTGAATCCTTGACGGCGTTGCGTGATTCCTGGGGGCCGTACAAGGCCATGACCTTCTTCGAGAAGATCGGCTCGTCGCTGGGCAATAGCGAATACATCTCCGGTGACGGGGCGAAGTCGTTCAATGGCGCCATGACACCGGCTCAGGCTAATGGCCGCATCAAGGAACTGCGCGGCGACCAGGGGTTTGTTGCCAAGTACGTTTCCGGCGACGCCAATGCTCGGGCGGAAATGGAACGGCTGCACAAATTCGCCTATCCAGAAGCTTAAGTATTGCCTGCTGACAACAGAGGCGGTATAACATGAATGCCTTTGACTTACGTCTTGAGCTTCTGAAGGTCGCGTTTCGCAACGATTTAACGGCTGAGGCCATCGTTGAACGGGCCAAGGTGTTTGAGGAATACGTTAATCCCGGCGAAGTCGAGGGGGAAGAACCTCCTCGGCGTCGGCGGGGGAGGCCCCCGATAACCAAGGGAAGCGAACCGCTTCTCTAGGCCGGTAGACGGCGGGAAAGACCGCGTGGGTATTCGGCCCCGGACATGATCTGGACAAGCCTTGCAATCGTCGTTTCAACGGCCTTTGGAGGGCTATCATCATGTCTGTCAATCTTCCTACTCATTACGTCCAGCAGTACAGCACCAACATCGAGCTTCTGCTTCAGCAGAAGGGCTCCAAGCTTCGCAATGCCGTGACCACCGGCTCGCATGTCGGTAAGCAGGCTTCCCCGGTCGATCAGTTCGGCGCGGTGGAAATGCAGGCTGTTTCGTCTCGCTTCGCCCCCATGGGCCGCGTGGATGCTTCCGCTGACCGCCGTTGGGTCTACCCCTCGGATTTCGATCTGCCG